ATATAGTACACAAGTTTAATTGTGACCCTCACACAAGCCAAGCAGTAGCAAGCATATGGAATCCATATTTGGATAACATTGGGTATGATGGGAAGGATTTCCCATGTAATGACTTACTTAAATTTAAGATACGTGATGGCAAGCTAAACCTAACAGTCAATAACCGTTCTAATGATTTACACTGGGGTACATTTGGTGCTAACTTGTGTCAGTTTGCAACTATTCAAGAGCTTGTTGCTAGTTGGTTGGGGATTGGTGTAGGGGAGTATAACCAAGAATCAGATTCTCTACACATCTATGTGCAAGATTATGGTCACAAGATTACACAAGACATTAAAGATGCCTATGCAGAAGAGTATGATCTTACGGTTGAGATACCGCAGGTTAAGCAGTTCTCATTTCCTAATGAGCCACGAATTAGCTGTACCTATAAGGAATTCAATGAGATACAGAAGAAGTGGGAGTTTGTAGAGAAACAAATACATGACTTCACTGGTCATGATGCATGGAAATTGGATTCATACCTACATTATCTACTGGAAGTGAAGGATGCATATTTCAGAATGACATTCCTTGCTATGTTTGCTTATCAGGCACATAAAGCGGGCAGTGTCATGTTAATGACACGGGCACTGGAGTATATTCCAGATTGTAGCTGGAAGGTGTCAATGTTATACTTCTTATATCCTAAGTATGAGGGTTCAGGATTGTTTTATGACTTGTATAGCAGAATGCCACAAGATGTACAGGATTATATTGAGCATAAATAGGGGGTAACTATGAAGAAACTAGGAGCAACAGCGATTGTAGTATTTAATCCAGGTCAGGTAGTGTTTTATAAAGATGAGCTATATGCAATTGGTAACATTGGATACCGTTCTAAAGATGGTAGCTTCGTTAGTTCAGAATCCGGTACTCTCATGTATATGTTGCTAACTGAAGATGGTAAGGCACTAGGATGGGTACCAGCTGAAGAAGTAACAACTGAGCAAGAGATTATCACAGAGGATACACGCACACAAGAGTTGATGGAAATTGGTCAGAACATGATGTCATGGGCAATTGATCTACCAGAGCGCCCAGATAACAGTAAGATTCCAGACATCCTTACATTGCTAATGGCAATCCAGTATGACAAGGAAGGGTCTTATGGATCATCTTGGAAAGGTAAAGGTGAGTACCGTGGTATAATGGCCAACATTGACCGTAAATACGATAGGCTCGATAAGATGACTGATGATGAATTAAATGGTAAGATTGAGACATTAGCTCAACTAGAGGCAAAGCTATTGGATGTTACATTCAACGAGAATCGCATAGGCGAGAGTAAGGTTGATGCTATTGCTGACCTTGCCAACTATACGATCCTGTACCTCACATATGTGAGGGAACACTTCCCTAGATTGTTTAATGTCTGGGTGAGGAAAAATGTACCGGAGTACTTAGGAACTAAGATTCCATTCCTACAGCCATCTTACCAAAAAGATAAGTAAACAAGATTCCCTCCATGAGGGGGAGAAGTTTTCGCAAGCATGTTTTTTAAAGGCAGAAGGGTCACTTGAACCTGAACACACACCAAGGTGTGTTAGCATCATGATGATTCTTACTAACCCACAATATTAGGAGGTTGTTCACATGAACAAACAAGAATTAGTAAAAGCTGTAGCTGGTAAAACTGAATTAACACAGGTAGCTGTTAACAAAGTACTTAACGCTTTAGAAGAGCAAGTAGTTGAAAACCTACAAGCTGGTGAAAAGACTCAATTAACTGGATTCATCACTGTAAAACCTGTTTACCGTGCTGCTCGTAAAGGTTTCGATCCTATCAAGAAAGAAGCTATGGACATCGCTCCAACAGTAGGAGTTTCTGCTAAAGCTGGTGAAAAACTACGTAAGGCTGTAGAAAGTCTTGATGTAGCGGATTTCGAGCCTGCTACTACTGAAGCTGAGTAATAATTTCTAGTAACACAATCTGACTTACTGACTATATTTCAGATCACCATTTTACCCTAGAGCCTCATCACTCTAGGGTCTTTTTATGTACTTGGGAGACAGAATTGCCATTCAAGGATTTAATTAGGCAAAGGAGGGATTTTGTGATTAGTGTAGACCAAGATACACCACATTTATACAAACTGGCTCAAGCGGTGGATGGAGCACCACCTATGATGGGTAACGGACGTAAAGGTGCACGCATTATGGTGATACAAGAGAATCCATACATGCTAGAATGGAGACGGAAGGAGTACATGGGAGGTAGGGGTGGCTCAATGCTTAGAGCCGCATTTGGAGAGGTAGGCATTGATATAGATGATGTTTATTTCACAGCAATTGTAAAGTTTCCGACACCAGAGGACAGAATACCATCAGATCTAGAGATGAAGGAAGCTATGGATTTGATGTGGGCAGAGATAGAGATAGTAAATCCTGAGATCATCATACCAACAGGTAACCTATCAATGAAATATCTCATGAAGCAGACAGCTATAACCAAACAAAGAGGTAAGCTGTATGAGTTTGATGGCAGAAAGTATTTCCCTATGATTCATCCTAATATGGTTCTTAAACAGCCTAAGTATATGCAATTCTTCTCTGAGGACATGGTCAATCTTGAGTCTGTGCTTAACGGCACAAGAGTAGAGGGAAGGTCTTCATACTATAAGGAACGAAGATATTGTGAAACATATGAAGATGCCATTGATGAGATTCAAAGGCTAATGGCTCTACCTAAGGGTCACAAAGTGGTAGTGGACTTGGAGACTATCAAGACTAATCCTTTCATAGAACGAGTATCGGCTGGCAAGACAACCACTGCTAAGTTCCCAGAGTCACTACAGCCTAAGATCGTAGCAATCGGATTTTCCGATAGACCAGGGTATGGGTGCGCCATCCCATTGTATCATAGACAAACCCCATTCAGTGGTAATCAACTAGGAACAATAGTGAAATTCATAAGATGGTTATTTGAGGACTGTGACCTAGAGTTTGTTGCACACAATGGTAAGTTCGATATAAAGTGGCTCAGAGCATGGCTGGATATTCAGGTAACAGAAATGATATGGGATACCATGTTAATACATTATCTTACTATCACAGAAGAAAAGGGTACCCACGGTCTGAAAGACCTAGCATGGCTAGAAACTGATATGGGTGGCTATGATGATGCACTTGATACTCTAAAGCCAGCGGGAGAAGACGAGGGTAACTACGACTTAATAGACTGGGATGTGCTAAAGGTCTATCTTGCCGATGACTGTGATGTGACCTACAGGTTGCTTGAGAAGTATATAGCAAATGTAACAGAGAACCCAGACTATGCGTGGATATGGGAAAACCTCATGGTACCTGGGTACTATACCCTACTCGACATCGAGTGTGACGGAGTGTATGTAAACAGAGAACACTTGAAATATTTACAGGACAACTACCCATCAGAGATTCAACGTGTAGAGAGCAAGTTGTACCAGTTCCCTGAAGTACTGGAGATGAAGAGGGAAAGGCTAGAAAGATGGGGTGAACGGTGTGCCATCGGTGGTATTAAGAAGGCTAATAGGACACCAGAGCAACAGGAGAAGTTTGAGAAATACAAGAAATATGACCCTGCTAAGGGTGGGGATCAGGTAAACTTTGGTTCAGTACAACAACTAGCTGATCTATTGTTTGACCGATTAGGTCTGGAGACAGATGTGCTAACAGATAAGGGAAATCCTAGCACGAATGATGACTCACTCAAAGTCATGTTGAAACAGCATCCAATATGTTCTGTACTAATGGAATGGCGTAAGGTTAACCATCTTAATAACAACTTCGTAGCTGGAATGACAGCACACTTAGATCCACAAGGGTTTGTACATGGTAGTTACAACATTCATGGAACGGTTACTGGTCGTTTGTCGTCTAATGAACCGAATATGCAACAGATGCCTAGGAAGAGTAACGACATATTCTCTTTCCAGTATTGGCATGAGATAAAGTCACTATTTGTGTCTAGATTTGGAGACGAGGGATGTATTGTACAGTTTGACTATTCCCAGTTGGAATTGCGTATTCTGGCTGTATTCAGCCAAGACCCTACGCTTATTGGATTGTATAGGTCTGGGGCAGACTTGCATAAGGCAGTAGCTTCAGATGCCTTTGGAATACCAATCGAAGAAGTAACTAAAGATCAACGTACAGCTAGTAAAAAGATACAATTCGGGGTTGTATATCAAGAGTCAGCTAGGGGTCTGTCTGAGGACTTGCGTGCTGAGGGTATTAATATGTCTGAGAAGGAGTGTCAGACATTTATTGATAAATATTTCAGGAGATTCCCTTATGTTGAGAAGTGGGTTAAGGAAATCAAGAGGTTTGCTAAGCGTCATAAATATGTTGAAACTAAAACAAAGCGTAGACGTAACTTACCAACTATCGACTCCACTGATAGATCTATTGCTAACGAGGCAGAGCGTCAGGCGGTAAATGCGCCTATCCAGAGTACTGGTTCTGATTGTACATTGATGTCACTTATACTAATCAATAAGTGGTTGCGTGAGAGTGGCAAAAGAAGTAGAATCTGTATTACTGTTCATGATAGTATCGTTCTTGACTGTCCTAAGTCTGAGGTTCTGGAAGTTGCTAGCAAAGTTAAGCATATCATGGAGAATCTTGCTGAGTACAATGAGTTCTACAAATTCTTAGGGGATGTGCCGATTGTATCTGAGATGGAGATTGGATATAGTTATGGTGAAGCATTCGAGTGCACAATAGAAGAAATAGAAGAACATGGGGTTGATGGCTTCCTACAGGCTCAACTATCTAAGAAACATGCTAAAGAGGAAGAAGCCTTTAAGAAGGCTGATGAGAACGGAACTAAGATTCCAACCTATGTGAGAGGGTACTGGAATACAGCATCTTGATGGGGGCAGACTACATGTCTGTCCTTTTTTGTTCAGGAAGATTCTTCCATCCAAGGAATAAATTGATGGAGGAATTTTTCTCGAAAAAGAGGATAAAATTTGGTTGAGGGGTCAAAATCGAAAGGAGCGTAGGTAGCATGAACAACGTGTATGAACTGCATAACGTTCTGACCAAGGCAACCATAAGATGTACAAGTGATTACCTTAACAGTTGGTTAGCAAGAGGTTTTAGCGTTGAGAAGATATTTACAGAGGTGGATAAAAATAAGTTACAGCATGTATTGGAAGGGGGAAGTCCTAATGGAGAATACGGCTTATCATCCAGTAATATTTAAGGATTTTGATACTATAGATTGGGTTGAGTTGGCAAGGCAGCTAGGTGTTAGAATACCAGGACAATATGTAGATGTAGAATTGACTAAATTAGAGACCCCTTACCAACAATATAAATTGGCAGTCACATTACTTGGATATTTAATACAGAATAATTTACCTATAGATTTCTTAGATGATCAGCTAGAGATGATGCAATCATATAATCCAATAACATCTTTTGATAGAGCATGTGTTAAATTGTATGCAAAAAGAGAATTAAAGAAACACTAAAAAGCTATCCTTCGGGGTAGCTTTTTGTATGTTTAGAGCCGGAGGGTGACATTTTCCCTCTCGGCTCTTTTTTTATGCATGAAGGGTGGAGCGATCCTCATATATGGGGGAAAACTTCCGCAACCCTCACTTAATTAAAGTGAAGTCAACGAGGGTAGAAAGGATATGATGAACATGGAATCGCTGCTAGATATGGACTTGAATGTTCACGTACAATTAAAAGACTACGCAATCATGGTAAACCTTATGGATGAGCTTAGCATAGACACTGAAGATTTGCTAGGTGAGGTGCTTACACAGCCAGCTAAGGAAGCCATGTGGTCAGTTCTACATAAGTTGGCTCAACACAAGGTGGAAATGCTTATAGGTGATAAATGTGAAGGTGATTTGGAGGAAGCCTTAGATGATAGGGAGTTCCTAGCAACTGCACTGGAAGCATTTAATCATAGAAAGTCGGCTCTACTGAGACTGTGGAATAATCCACAGGATGAGAGTGTGCTGATGGAGTACCATAATTTACTAAATCATATGGGCGTACTAAGGTCAAGAACCGTTTAGCCCGACAGGAGGAAAAGTAATGGCAAAGTTAGACATCAGTAAGTTAGCAGAGAGATTGGCACAGCTTAGTAAAGGCAATAGTGGTGGTGGATCTAGTATGGGATTTATCACTATCAATGATGGCCGTAACGTGGTACGTTTGTTACCTAAACGTGATAATGATGAAACTTCACTATTCGGTGAGCAGGAAGTATTCGTCCATTATGGCGTTGGTAAGAGCGAGACTAACAAGAATGGTACAATGGTTGTATGTCCCACTACTT